CCGACAACAAATAGTGGTCTCTCGTGGTCTTGGAAGATAGTTGTTGTAACTCCAACATATCCACCACCACCAATTGTTTTTACTGAATCAGCAGCAGCAGAAACAAATGTATGAACATATTGATCGGCTGGAGCTGAGGCACCAACATTAACTCTAAAGGTATTTGTAGTTCTATTTGTTATTGTAAGATACTGACCAGCAGCAGGGTCTGTTGCACGAGGATAACAATGTGTGGTATTATTACTATCTTTATCACAAGTAAAGCAAATTGAACCAGTATCAAGAATAACAGCATCACCCACAACTAATCCATGATTTGGAATAGTTAATACTAATACACCAGTAGCAGGGTTATATGTTGCATTAGTTGGTGTACCAACAACTGTCTTAGGACATACAAACTCTAATCCTTTTAGTTTAACTGAAGTGGGTCTATCTAGAGCAAATCCATGAACATCATTTGTTGTTACTGTAATAATTCCACTTTGATTATCATATACAGCAGTCTGAATACCTAGATTGAATCCAGATGATGTTCCAATACCAACAATTCCTGTTAACTGACCTGATGCGTTTTTCTCTGGTCTTACTTTTGCACCAACTAAAGGAGCATATCCTAAACCTTCAGTTGAACCAAGGGAAACAATTAAACCACCTCTAGGTATTTGATTTTGGTTAATATCATCAGGAGATACAATAAATTGACCGTTTTCTGATGTAATACCAGTAAATCTGATTGATGATATTCCTGCAGTTGTATCTGCTAATATTGCATAATTATTACCAGAACTATTTGCAGTAAATGGTTTCTGATATACACCATTAATAAACACAACACCATTTCCTACCTCAATACCTGCTGATGTATTTGCACCACCAACCTTCAAGGTATAATTTGTTGTAAGACCTGTGAAGTTATCTGATATATCATCAAATAACATGTTTGTAGTATAATCTTGTCTTGTAAAAGTTCTTCCACTAAAGTTTGCTTTTACGAAAGGTAACTCAGTATTATTTTTTCTAGAACGTGTATTTCCTTTTGGAGGGTCAATAAAATGAATTTTACTATCAATTATATTGAATGAACCTCTATGAACTCTTACAGTATCACCACTATTATGAGGTGTAGCACCAATACCTAAAGCACCTCTCTCAACTCTAACTGTTGGGATTGTTGATAATCCTTCAGATATGTTTAACTGGTCATCTATTTTTCCACTTCCATCGGATGTGCTTGAAAATCCGACTTCAATTATCTTCATAAATTCGTCATTTATCTTCAATACATCAGATGTAGCTATTGAACCGATACCACTTAATGAGAATTGTGTAGTTGCTGCTCCAATATTAACAGAAAGCGAATGAGTTAATGAGGTAAATGTAATTGGTTGCTGTACTACACCATCTAAACCAATAATTGTTTTAGATAATTTATTAGTCATATTAAGTTTATGATTGTTACCAGAACCAACACCTGTAACAGTTATTGCAATACCTGATGTTATATCTTCTCTTGTTGGAAATAGTTGGAATTTATCTTCAGTTATAACTTTTGCAAAAACAGTGGATGGCATAATATCAGTTGTTATACCTGAACTATTAATTGTTGACCCAATTGATATTGGAGTAGCTGCTACTCCAATAAAAGAAGAATCAGGACTATAAACTAGTTCTTCATTTGTATTAAAGAAATGGTTAGGTATGGTGAACACACCTGTTGTTTTTTCAAGTCCTACACCATCAGGATTAAATGTTTTTGTATAAATTGGAGTTCCTTGATATTTTAAATCAAATTCAGTTTTATTTGCTCTTGCTCCTTCTAATCCATCATATGTTGCTAGTATTACATCCTGATCTACATTACCGTAACTTAAGGTTGCTGGAATGTTACTAAAATCAGTGGCAGTATAGAATACTTGATTATATGCCTGAACCTTAATTTCATCTGTAAATTCTGGATCAGGAACGAATCTTAAATTAATATCATCTCCAGATGTTTGTGATATAAATGAACCTATTCCTGAAGTTGATCCTAATGAAACAAATGGATACTGAACTACTAAAATATCTTCTGAATCTCTAATTGCTGTAACTTGATGTATTGCAGAGGTCTGTCCAGTAGATACTTTGATTAAAGATTTGATTGAACTATCATTAAATTTATTAATGGTTGCATAAGTGATATCTGAACCTGTTGCCTGATTAAATGTAGATTCAAATCTTGCACTTCTCTCAGATTCAGGAGGTTGACCTGGAGATAAAAATCTATGTGTTCCTATTCCTGCGGATGTTGTACCTAAACCTACTATACTGGACTTAGAATCTAAAATAGTTGATCTATTATTCTCAATCTGTAGTTTGACTAATCCACCCTCTAATCGAGCAGTAATTATACCTACAGTATTAGTTGTTATTCCTAGAACATCGTCAGAATAAACTTGTGATAAAGTTGTGTTAACACCATCAAAATCAAGTATTACTTCATTGTAATTAATTTCTTTTGTTATTGTGTCCTGAACAAATATGTTTGCTTGTAGTCCATTAAACACATCTTTATCAAATTCTACGATTGTAGTTGTATTAAATCCAATAGAAGCAGATGCAATACCAACATTTGCACTTATTAAATTAATACTTCCTATAATATTAGAACTAACTCCAGGTATATCTTCATCATAGAATGTTTTTAATATTTTTATGTCATGATCTCTTGTAAACTTCTCAACTGGATTGAATATCAAATTATTTAATTCAGATTCGGTTATATCTGTTTCAAAATCGCCAAGTTTTAGATTACTATCAATACTATCTGCTCCAACTCCAGTACTATCAGTTGTCTTCTCAAGTAAAATTATTTCATCTTCTTTTGTTAATACGACTAGTTCACTTAATTGCACGTCAAAAGTATCTGGATCAACAACTTGGATTAAGTAATTTACTACTTTACCATTAATTTCATCGATTACACTTGTGTTTTCTGCAAAACCAACACTTGAAAATTTTCCACTTATGTCATCATGAATAATTACTCTATTAGTAATACATCTATTAAAATTAGTTAATTTTCTCTCTGAGAATAAAAGAGATTTTGTTTTATTACCTAAACTATTGTAATCTAAAACATAATCAAAATTGTTAATTGCATCGACTCTATTATCATCACTTACAACGTCTAAAATGAGAGTTGCTATGGATTTATCAGTTTCTGAATTGACACCAACCTTTACATTTTGCTGAACAGAAGTATCAGCAAAATTCTTTAATCCCGCAGGATGAACTATACTATTAACACTATTTGAAAAATCATCCCAAGTTATTGGACTCTTAACAGAATATGATAAATTCTGATAGTAATCATTATCAGGTATAACCTGAACGTCATCATCTAATTTTCCAATATTATCAAGCCAACCATATTCTTGACGATTTGAAAAATCAATCTTAAATCTACCTAAATTTGGTTTAAGTTTTATTATTTCAGCAGAAACACCTGTAATTCTACCTGTAATTCTGTCACCTTTTCTAACTACCTCTAATCCATCTAATTTAATAAAATCATCTCTTGATTGTACAATGGAAAGACTAGAATCTTCACCATTTAATGTTAACTGTTCGTTTAATTGAAATATTCCTCTTTCTTGTACTGGAACTAATTCAGGATAATTCTTTTTATTGATTATGGTTGCATAACCAGATTGAAATGTTTTAGCAAAACCAGGATTAGTAGTCACTCCAGCAACACTAAACTTTAGAATTGTATTGCTACCAGGTATGTAATCTACAACTTTAAAGAATGAATAATTATGATTTTCTGAATTGAATCCTTCCCCCGATACTTCTCCAACCGTTCCTCCACCTTGTGCTGTAAGACCTCCAGCTTCACCAATTCTTTGTATACCTTCAACAAAAATTTCATCTCCTACCTCAAAGGGTTGAGGATCAACAAATCCATTAAATGGTGTTTGCATAAAGCAAGTAACCAATCCTCCAGAACTACTCTGTATTGAATTAATACCAATACCGTTTGAGTTATTAATTGAAAATATTTTATGCTGGACTGAATCAAGTCCATTTATTGGAGCAACTAACTGAACATTTGAGATGGTTTGATTAGGAACATCTGCTTGTAAAGAACTTGTATCAACAACTGTGTTTGTTGATGGATTGAATAATATTAAATTAGGAGCTGTTGTGTAATCAGATCCACCATTTACAACATTAATTCTGGATATGGTGTCTAGATTATCAACATTTAAGATTGATGGTATGAAAACTTCTGGTTGTAGAGTTTTATCTGCTGAATATTCATATCCTATATCAACCACTCTTACATTCTCTATTTTACCTATATTATTGGACTCAGCGATTATGTTAGCATCTACACCTTCATCTGATATGACTTCCTTAAATAATGGTAACTGTTTATAATTAAATCCTTTAGATAAAATCTTTAATTTACTAATCCCACCTTTTACATTTGTTGATTTTGTTGAATACTCAATTTTTTCACAATCAGTATCATTATAAGTTAAAAATTCAGGGAGTCTTGGTGAGAAATTAAATGTTTCTGATGTAATACCAGATATTTTGTACTCACCATTATAAACACTATCTAAGAAAATAATTTGTGAATGATTTTGTACTTCATTATCTGCTGTGCTTATGTAACCACCCTTAGTGATACCATAATATAATACATTTGGTGTTGACGCACTAGATTGTAAAGATAGTGAGGCATCTATAATACCACCTGTCGCTGTTCCAATTCCAACAGTACCTGCAGTCCCAACATTAAAAAATGTAGAATCTTGAGAGCTGTTGTACTCATTTTTACCGTCTTTATAGAAAATCTTAAAATCAAATCCTAAAAGATTAGATGTAGATAATCCAAATTTAATATTTGAGTTTTTATAAACTTTAATCTGTGGATTTATAGGAGAAATACTCTGAACACTTCCTCCACTATTACTTGTTAATTCAATAGTTTTTATAGGATTTGCTGATAAATCATTAAATGTTTCCGTTAACTGGAAGAATCTACTATTAATTTTATAAACAAAATATGAACCTGTTCCTAAACCAGCATTACCATCATAAAATACTTTATCGCCAGTGTTGAACCCATGATTTTCTATGTTTATTCTATTAGTTTCTACATTTGTGTTTGTAAACTCTATTGGATTGATTAATAATTTTTCATATTCTGAGTTATAATTCACTTCAATAATCTCAGTATTACCTATACCAACTGTGAGATTAGGTACTACATTAATTGATACAATATCTCCATCTTGTAAATTGTGTGAAGTTGTATTAGCTGCAGCAACTTTTGTAGTTAAAGTACTAACAATTTTTTCAACATCACCTGTAACCTGCTCATACTGAGATGACAAACTATAAAGATGTGTGTTTATACCTGTAACAGTGCTTGCATTAGATTTAAAGAATAATCCCTCACTTTCACCACCAATCTCAACTGTTGATAATCCAATATAGTTTTCACTTTTTTTAATGACAAATAAATTAATTGAAGTATCATTTGCGTCATATGGTATTGAAAAATTACCTGCAGTATTACTTGGATCATCGGTGGTTGCAACATCTATTTGTCTATTTGATACTGCTGGAACATTGAGTTTTACTCTCTGTCCAGTAACAAATGGATGATTTGGTAAATATATTTGCCTATTTGGTATTGATATTGATTTTATAGTTTCACCAACAACATAATTTGTGCTTGTTCCAATACCAGCAGTTCCTAATCCTATTTGTTGTGGTCCATTAAAATAAATTACATCATTTAATTGAGAATCAAATCTTTTTGTTTTTACTGGTAGTGATATGCGATTATTCAACAAATCAACATTTGATCCAAATGTATGTGCTGCACCAGGACCTCTCAAAGCACGAATAATTTTTTGTTGGTTGTAAACATTCAATACAGTTACAATTTCATCATTAGCACTATTGCCAGAACTAATTCTCAATGAATTACCAGACTGTATATTTGCAGGTAATTTATTAACAAAAATATCTTCAACTGCCTCAAGACCATTCGCAATAAAACTCATACTCTTACCTAAAGAGACACGAGAAGTCGAAACTCCTATGTTAAATGAATCTGTTAAATTTTGTATTGATGTGCTTAGACCTGAAACAAATACAAAATCATTATCATTTAACTCAATATAAGTTGATATACCTGCATTTACTGTATTTTCATCAGACCAAGTGAATACTAAATCCTCAAATTTATCCAATCTTGTTTCAATACTAGAAACTCCTAAGCCAACTAATTCACTTACTTCTGCACTAAATCCTGTACCATTTGTACCAGTATTATCAAAAGAAGTAAGATCACCTACTCTATAACCTGAACCTGAATTTAATATCTTTAAACTTTCAATTTCACCTTTAGATACTGATTGTACTTCAGTGATTTGTCTAATAAGTTCATTAGATTCAACGAGAAAATCATTATCAGCAAATTTTTCACCAACATTATGAGGAAATGTATTTCTTATTAAATTAGAATTATTAAAATCAAAACTATGATCTAATTTTAGATTATCTTGAATTAATGGTAGTCTGAAAGTCTTTCCTATAAAATATGGATATAAACCAACAATTTTACCATTCAGATCTTTTTCAACAGTTGCAAAATAAGCATAAATTCCGTTTGGAAATTCTGGAGTCTTACAAAATCTTCCGTTATGAATATCTAAATCACCAGAATTGTCAAATATAAAATCATCAATGAAGAATCCAGCAGCGAAACCAGAAGGTCTATTTTCAACCTTTGAGATATCTTTAACATATGAAGTTTCTAATATGCGTATATCTGAGTTTATATTGTTTGGTTCTGAATATCCAAATGGACCGTATATTGGATTACCATCATAAGCCCAACCTATAATTGATGAGTGTTTTGTTGGTACACCAAATTCACCACCACTTAAAACAGTAAAGGTATCAGATTCTAAATTTTCTAGTAAATTTTGATTAAAACCGATTATATTATAACTTAAAAAATCATTTCTTGGAACTAATATTGTATCTCCCTCTCTAAACTGTTCGTTAAGTTGTAAAGTTCTTACTGTAGTTTCAAATAAACCTCTTGCACCTCTAGGCACAACATTCACCTGAGTGGTTTCTCTATCGTATCCTATACCACTACTAATAACTATGGCATCAATTAGTTTACCATTTTGTATTACTGGTCTTACAATGGCACCTGCACCCTCTCCTGTTGATATTATTTCTATCTCTGGAGTAGAATCATAATCTTGTCCTTGGTCTGCAACCACCACGTTTACTATTTTACCATTTTGAATAGTGGGAGTGACTGATGCTAATTTACCAGAGCGTATAGTTACATCTGGATTTGCTACGTTATTTAATATTTTAGAACCATAATCTGACCCTTTTTCATACATATAAGCATCTGTAATTGAGCCAGTAACAACTGGAGTAATAGTAAAATTACCAGTTACATTGCCATTGTAAATGACTTCAATATTTACCTTTATATCAGGATATTTAAATGTTTGATATCCAGTTCCAGTTGAGGTTAAATTAACAAATTTACCTCTATTAAAATCAGAAATAGATGTACCACCAACTCCCGCATTTGCCAATTTAAATGAATTATCATCAATCTTCATTACATAATATGATGAAGTAGTTGTTAATCCCTGTATAGACTGTGGCATTGTTGAACCAATACCAACCATAGGTGAATAATTAATTAAATCACCATGCTTAAATCCATGACCTTCAAAATTAATAGTATCAAATGAAGTGGATATACCAGATGGTTTTACAATTAGATTACGATATTCATAACCTTCACCAGAATTTTTTACCTTAATACTGGTTATTGTATTTTTTGGTTCTGTTCTAAAAACATGAATACCAGATGCTGAAGTATCGGTTGCTAGTCCTACAGTGTTAATACCAGTCAGAGCATCATTTTGAGTATTGTAAATTCTTATTGTTGTAGGATTAACATATCTTACATAATATGGATCTCCATCTGCCAATGCTCCAGTTATTAGATTATTACTTTCATATGCTGTGCCAATACCAATAGGAGTATTACCATTACTTTGATAGTATACTAACTGACCATTTTCTAAATTATGTTCCTTCGTAAAAGTAATCGTTTCATTCTCAATATCAAGACTACCACCAAAATCTAAAGCTCTACTATCAAAATTTAATTCCCTAAATCTAGCACCTGTGACTGCTTCTAATTCACACCCTTCTCCATTTCCCCCAGTCAATGTTACACTTTTTACAGATTTAACATCAAATTCTTGTGGATCGACGAATACTTCTTTAACTGATCCAGTAATTACAGGTTCTGCATACGCTGTACTACCTAAACTCTCTTCAATAAAGATTTTTGGTGGATTAATTACATCATAACCGTCACCACCATTTATCAGATTTAGACTAGTTAAACCACCGTAACTTATAAAGTCTTCCGATACAGGAGATCTAACTTCAACTCCATTCTTTAAGATAGCAATATCAGTTATATTTTCATCACCTACAGATGAATCAGATAAGGTTTGTGATAAAGGAAATCTTCTTAATATTTTATTTGCACTTATATCTTTACCGTGTTGTCTTAATAAAGTAAATGTATGAATATCATTTAATGAAACACCTAAACCAACTTGTATTGTACTAGCAGTTCCAATTTGTGCTCTGGAAGAATAAAGTGCTAATTTAGTAATATTTGATCCAGTACCAGCAGGTTGTGGATCAACATAGTAAATAGTACCATCATTTAGACCTGGTGGAACGTCTGATGGGTCAGTAGCATGAGTTGGATTGTCTTCTTGATTTTCAGCATTAGGATCTTTAATTGAATTATAAACAACAGCATCTCCCTGTATAAATTTGATATCTCTGAGTGTGTCAAAATGAAACTCTAAAAAATTATAAAGACCAGTAGTAACATCTTGACTATCTCGGTCAAAAGCAAACTTAAACGATGTATTTGCAAAACCAACTATAGTTTCTTTTATAACAGTATCGGTTATATTAAAATCAGGAAGTGAATTTGAGGCAACATATCCATTAGTATTACCATCAGTATATAAATTAAGTATATTTGAGATAATATTTTCATTTCCTTCTCTTATCTTATGATTTAAGCTTGTTGCTTTTTCAACTACTCTACGAACATCATAATCTTGTCCCTGAATTGGATTAAAACTTAAACCAGAAGCTACAACTTGTTTTAAAGTAGGATCTATACTTGAAACGATAAATCCACCTTCAACAGTTTGTTGTCCTCTTCTAAGAATTTCAAATTCATCACCAACTTTGATAGAAGACTCATCAAGCACCGTATCAAATAGAAAAGTAGAACCTGAAATATTAACTTGGAATCTTGAGCTTGTATTATAAATCCAAGAATTTGCAAATTTTTGTTTGTAACTTTCACCATTGTTTAATATTTTTTCACCAAGATTCTTTACAAATATTCGTTCACCCTCATTAACTAAAGTAACATCATCATCAACAGTCAATGCATTTAAGACACCAGTAACTCTTAATTCTATTTTCTTTGATAAATCACCATTTTCATATCCAAAAATATTACTATTAACTCTAATATTGTCAGCAGTATTAATTTGATTAGTTATACCAGTACATTCAAAGAATTGATTTATAGATTTTGACTTATATTCAATATTATTGACACCACTTATGATAGTTCCTGTTGTGCCAAACCCAACTGTTGAATCCACAGATATAATTGATGATCCAGCAGACACATTATTCAATACCTTTGTATTTGGATTAACCGTGAATATACCTTGTATTAAATCTCTATCACTGTATCCAACAAACAAGGACATTTGATAATAATTATTACCATCTCTGTTGAATATTTCTACTTCTGATACAGATGCATTTGTTTCAAGATCATCACTCTTAAATATTGTCTGACCAACTAAGTTTTGTGGATCCCCACCCTCTGTAATTAAATCAACAATAATTACTTCTCTTCTAACAAATTCAGCATCTGAAGGTTTGATTAAATTACTTTCAAGGTCAAGAATTGTAGATTCTACACCATATAATACTTTAAATAATATTCTTATAGACTCTTCAAGACCTTTTGATTGATAGAATGAACGTGCAAACTTAATAAAATTACCTACATCCAAGTCAGATGTAAAAGTAACATCCTCAAATCCTGGTAAAAATGTTTTCTTTAGTTTTTTATAAAACTCTTGTATGAATAATACAGATAAGTTTTGCACGGTTGAGCCATTTGCATGACTATCTGCTATCGTGTCCTCAAAGGTTAGTTTCTCACGATTAACATCTATTAATGATGAAGATACTCCTACGTTATATCCAGTAATTCCACTAAATCCACGTATACATCCAGTAAATGATGTTGAAGTTATTCCAGTGTAAGATATAATCTCATCATTAATTTTAAGTAAACCATACTCACTTGGAAATCCTTTTGTACTGGGTACAGATATGGTTGTATCAGAAGAATCAATAGCAGCAGTAATTGATGTAATTCCTACTACAACTTCTGGTACAAGATTGTCTACTTTAATATACTGATCGAAATTCTGAATTAAATCAGAGGGACCTCCTTGAAATTCTTGAGAAAGATAATATTGTTTAAAGAATTCTACAGCATTGGGGAAATCACTTGTTACAAACTCTGGCAAGTGATTTTCAATGACAGTGTTAACTTTTATTCTTTTGTCAATTTGTGACATAAATTATTTCCTCTCTAAAACTCCATTTGAGTAACTTGAGGTATAGTAATCTCTAGTAAATACAACACCTGATACATCTTCTCCTGATGCAATAACGTCCTTCAACATATTTATCGAACTATTTGAAACGTCTAAACTGACGAAAAGATCTTTTAATCCAATCACATCATTTGATTCTGGGAATGCTTGTATTTCAATTATATTGTTTGTTGATACTGTTGATGTAATATTAATAGTGTTTAGTATCACTTCACCTTTTTTATAATCAACTGAACCTGCATCTTTAAGTAAAACCTGTACGTTATTCTTTTCATCTCTGGAAACAACACTAATCGTGCCTTTCATACTTCCATCAAGATTTCCTGAAGCATCTTTATTTGGAATATCTGTTAAATATGCAATCGATGAACTTCCAGATATTGTAAAACCTGTACTCTTTATATTGTATCCAGCAGTATTAATATGAAATTTGTTACCAAAACATAATTCATACTGTGCAAACTGATTGATGAGTGCCTTTAGATCCCTTCTTATAATCACTTTGGTAATGTTTGATGTTATGCCATCATCAATTCTATCAATTAATTGATTTACTTTACTATACTTAAATCTCCCACCAAATTTATTCATTTCGACATTAGTTGCATAATTCTGTAGTGCATTTATAACGCTACTTCTCAAAGTAATTGGTGAACCCACTTTAGATGGGTCGTAGTATACATTTGAGTCAATTTCAACATAAAGTATTTTAAGGTCAACTATCTCAGAGTTAATACCTGCAACTGCATAACTTTTTAATTTACTTTTAATTTGAGATTTATCAAAATCTGATATAAAAGTACCATTTTTTGGTTTAATACTAATCTGAACTTTACCAAATTGTGGCGGGTCTAATTCTTCTCCACCTACAACAGCTACAGACTCTGTTTGAGGGTAAATTTGATTAATTATTGCCTCATAATCTCTTGATGTAACTGCTCTATATTGTGCTGAGTAAAGTCTTGGTGCAAAATACTTAATAGAAGACACGTCTTCAACTTCAGACCCCCTAGAGGCGTTTGTAACGGTAGTGGTTGTTACCGTATCAGATGGAGTAAAGAATGTTCCATCATCCTTTGAAAATGTCCCTTGAAAACTAAACTCACTTGGACCGTTTCCTTCTGGACCATCGGTTACAATGTAAGATGCACGAACTGTTGCACCATTATCCAGTTTTTTACCAAAAAACCCATCGCCAAATAAAATTTCATATTTTTCATCTTGCACTTCCTGTGCGAGGTATATTTCTGAGTTTTTATTTAATGATAATATATTATCAACTCTAGAATACTTTCTTCCAAGTGTTACTTGGTTTGGATCTGATACATGTACCACTAAAGTTGATGCATCAATGTTTGGACTATCAATAATAAATCTTTGATCTCTTGATGTATCGACTGAAAATGTTCGAGTTAAATATGTTCCTTCGTAAATTGTAATATCATCATTAAATTGTGCGAAAGAATTACTACCAATCGCTTTCACTGCACTTGAAGTAATGGTTTCGGGAATTGAGAATCTAAAAGTGGTATTATCACTGTTACCAACACATACAAGACCTGCTCTTAATGAAAGAAATCTTGGTGTTGCATCTGTAGTTGGTCCTAAATCAATATCATCTATCTTTATCGTTGCTGTAGCAGCTCTTTTTGATCGAGGAACATAACCAATATTTCTAGCAAGCGAAACAACATTCTCTCTAATAGTTGCAGAGTCTAAGAAAGATTCATTTGCTACTAAATTTGCATTAAATGAATTAATATAGGTATTATATGCTAAAGTATCAATCAGAACTGAAAAATTAGATCCCTCAAAATCAAAATCAGTAAAATTTGAGTTAGAACGTAAAAAATCTTTAATTTGTGCTTTGATATCTTCAAAGTCTAAACTAGTGTACTGGGTAAATGGCATATTATCTCGTTGGTTCTAATATGAAAGAGAAGGACTGAGTAGGAACTGCTAATCCAATGATATCAAAAAGTACCCTAACCTCCATTTCATTCTCATCTGGTCTTCCAATCACTTCTACATTAATGTTAGTTACTCTTGGCTCAAAATTGGTGATGGTTTCTCTAATTTGATCCTCAATTACGTAAATAGTTGTTCTTGAGTAGTTGTCAAATAGTGTTTCACGAACGTCTGTGCCAAGTAAAGGGTTAAAAAACCTTTCAGTAGGCAATGTTTCAACTAAATTTCTCACCGATCTGGCAATCGCACGTTCATTAGTCAGCACAGGAATGTCTTTTGTCACTGGATGTGGTGAAAAAGACAAACTTATATCCTTAAATGCTCTTGATTTGCGTTGAATCGCCATTATTGATACTTTTAGATTTATTTATATCCCATCAGGGAGTATATTCGTATCCATACTTCTGTAAATATTCCTCAAACAACTCATCAGGAACTTTTCCTTCCCAATATTCCTTTTCAGTATACTCTTTTTTAGTCTCTGATGATTCCATAGTCGTCCTCTAATACTTCTTTTAGGTAATTTTCGTCCCAATAATCATAATAATTGGTTTTTGCAAGTTTTTTTCTTGCATTTGTCAAATCTTTACGTGGTTGACACAATACTAAGTTGTATTTTCCGTTACTTGTTTGTATTCCTTGTATGTATGTCTTCGTTTTCCCGTGATCTGCAATGAATTTATAGTCAGGGTAGTTCTTATTATAGTCATCAACAGCATCATACAAGAAGTTTGCATCAATATCGTCTTCGACTACGTATATTATAACGTCAAATTCGTCATTTGGCATAATTTGACTTAATTTTTCGTCTACTATTGCAAAATTTGCCTTTGATGCATAAGGACATATGGCAAAATTACCTAATTCTGGTCGAATTTTGGATAGCTGACCAATCCAATGTAAAATGTATCTACTTTTCTCTTCTTTCATCGGGTGTAGTCCAGAAATAATCGTCACAATCACCTAATCGACCCCAGTTGACATCATTCTCAACCTCAAAGATACGTGTTGATACCTTAAAATCAGGTATTTTAACGTTCTGTGGAGTCATTGAGGTGTCATAGATGCGACATCTGTTGTTTGGATAGAGACAAAACTGCCCGTTTCGGAGCTGAATGAGGTTAAATGACTTATGTTCGTCAGGAAGTTCACTTGTTGCAGTATCAACCTGATCGTTATCACCATGATAGTTGTCTAAAGTGCAA